TCTTTATGGCAGGCGATGACCGGATCATGTCTCCGGCGTCTCTGCTGATGATTCACAATGCATGGACGGCGGCGGTCGGAAATGCGGAAGAGCTCCGCAAGGCGGCGGACGACATCGAGACCATCACACAGGCAAGCATCGAGGCGTACAAGGCGCACGTCACGATTGACGAGGATGAGCTCAAGCAGCTCATGGATGCGGAAACGTGGATCCTGCCGCAGGACGCGGTTGAAATGGGCTTCGCGACAGCTGTGGATGAAGTCGAGGAAGACAACAGCGCGAAGCAGTCAGCCTTTAACACGATCATGCACCGGCTGACCGAGCCGCGCCAGACGATCAAAGTCTCCATCGATACGGAGCTTCTGGCGGATGAGCTCGCAAAACGCATGAATGAAACCAAACACGAAGAGCCCGCGCCCGAAATGAGCGCATGGGACAAATTTTTCAAAGGAGTGAAATCATGAAAATTGATAAGAATACTCAGGCACAGTATGTGCAGGACATTGAGAACGCCGAAGACAAGAGCGCGGCGATCGTTGATGTGATGGAGAAGGTCGTGGAAGCCTCCCATCAGGAACTGGTTGACGGAATCGTCCGCGAAGCCGAACAGAACCGCGCCAATGCGGACAAGGGATTCCGCCCGCTGTCCTCCAGCGAGAAGAAATTTTACGAGATCCTCAAGGGTGGCGCCAAGCAAGCCGTGACGGCGAACCAGATCGACATTCTGCCGGTCGAGACGGTCGATTGGACGCTTAACGAGGTCAAGAAGGCCAGCAATATCCTGAGCCTCGTAAACTTTGCACCGGCGGGCGTTAAGAAGTGGCTTGTAGCCTCCAAGACCGGCGCGGCTGTCTGGGGTAACCTGACCGACCAGCTGACCGCAGAACTGACCGCCACGATTTCGGCAGTCAACATGGACGTTTTCAAACTCCATGCGTTCTGCGTGATCCCGAAGGCTATCCGCGACCTTGAAATTGGCTATGTCGACAAGTACTTCACGGCAATCCTTGCGGAAGCCATGCAGGACGGAATCGTCAAAGGCTATCTTGACGGAGACGGCAAGACAGGCCCGATCGGTCTCACTAAGAAGGTTGATCAGACGAATCAGGACGGCACAGCCACCGCAAAGACCACCATCACCACACTGAAGGGCTTCAGCCCGAAGCAGCTCTATCCGGTGCTCCAGACGCTCAGCCACAACGGCCTGCGCCCGGTGTCTAAGGTTTATCTGCTGTGCAATCCGCTCGACCGTTATCAGTACGTCAACCCGGCTCTGTACGGTGATAGCATCTCCGGCGGATATATCACCAAGTCCTTTATCGACCTTGAGGTTATCGAGGATGCCAATGTCACGCAGGGCAAGGGTATCCTGACAATGGCGGGCCTGTACACGATGGGCTTCCAGGGTGTCATGGTTGACGAGTACCGCGAGACGAAGGCCGTTGAGGACGCCGACCTGATCATTGCTAAGGTTTACGGCAATGGCCGTGCGGTCGACAATGACGCCGCTGTGGTGTTTAACATCACGAATCTCGAGGAATATAAGCCGACTGTCATCACTGAGACGGCTGAGTAAAATTGATTAACGGAGGGGCGGAAAATGACCAGTTCCGAACTTGGAAATATTGTTGACGAGGTGCGGACGGACTTCCAGATTCCGCCCTATCTCTCGGATGAAACCATTGAGCGGGCGGCACAGAGGTGTTACGCCCGCCTTGCATTGCTGAATGGTGCGGACTTCTCTCCGGAGACCGACCAGCAGGGCAAGCTCTTGCTGATCAATGCCACATACTACGATCTCAACCACCGCTACGAAGAGTTTGAGCCCGAATGGCAACCGTTTATCCTGTCTTGGCAGTTGACGGCCCCGTCAACAGAAAGCGAGGATGACGGATGAAGCTGAACAAACAGCCGGTCATGCCTGCTTATGTGGACGGATGCCTGAGTGTGTACGACATCGTGGACGTGCGGGATGAGGATTCGCCCGACTTCCCGATCCGGAAGATTCGCAAACGCAAGCTGAGCCCGATCGGGTTTCGGGAGCTTGCGATCTTCGACCGGACGCGGGTCATGTTTGAACAGGCCAGCATCGAGGTTCAGCGCAAGGTTGCTATCCCACAGTGGGACGGGATCTCTGCGCAGTGCGTGGCAGTGATTGACGGAAAGCAGTTTAAAGTGTACAGCGCGGTGGGCGTGATCAGTAAGCAGGGCTTTCCCGAAACGGAGCTCACGCTGATCACTCCCGAGATGACGTATGAGGTGACGGAATGATAACGAAATCGGATTTATCGGAGTTGCTTCACGGCGTTTTCGGTGAGGCGGTCGGCGAAGGCGAGCATTTTCTGGACTCATTTGAGACGTACCCGAAATGCGCCTATTGGGAGTATTTGTGGCGTGATGACATGGCATCCGGTGATGATTACGAAGAGCTCGTAACTTATCAGGTGTCAGTGGTCAGCCGGCGCACACGCGATCCGAAACTCAAGATCCTCAAGTCCCGGCTGAATGCCATCGGCCTGCACCCGGACATTAACCACGAGTATGTCAAGGCTCAGGAAGGGCCGGGCGAGTATCACAGCTATTTTGCGGTTGAGGTGGTGGAGGCGTTGACGGAATGAAGCTGAAAGACACCGCCGGGTATGAGTATTTGGATGAGGCGTGTCAGCAGGCGCTCCGGGCACTCGATCATGCAAGCGTTGTCAGGATCCTCAAGGCGGGGGCTGATTTGCTTGTATCCGATGTCCGGGCACTCCCGTCTCCCCGCTCGAAGATCGCGCGGGCCGGGTATAGCCATTTGCTCGACACGGCGACCGGGAATGAGACGGATGACGGGTATGCGGTCGGATGGGGCAAGTATTACGGCCCTATTGTGGAGGCCGGGCATATCTCACCAAAGGGCAGGCGTGTAGCCGCCCGAGCACATCTCCGCCCGACCTACAAAAACAACATGGCGAAGTACCAGAAAGCGATGCAAGAAGAATTCAACAAAATGTTAGAGGAGTGATTTATATGGCGATTGAAGCAAAAAAGCCGAGCCGCAAGTATACGGTCGGCGCTCAGTACATTGCTTTTAATACACCCGATGCGAACGGCGGGTGGACGTCTGATTTTGATGACACGGTGATCAAACTCCCGACCATCACGACCGTCTCCATCACGGATGATGCGGACTCTTATGAGACTTATGCTTCCGGTGATGTGTATGATGCGGATGTCGTGATCGGAAAGAAGGAGATCCAGGAAACCAACATTGCCTTCCCGGAGGAGCTGCTTGCCCGTATGCGTGGCGACACAGTGGACGAGGGCGTCATTGCTGAGGGCGGAATCAGCACGAGGCCGTTCTTTGCTTTCGGTTTGGTCATCATCAAAAAGGACGGCTCGAAGGATCTTAGATGGTATCCGAAGTGCAAGCTCGCGGAGAATACGGACGAGGCCGAGACCTCCGAAGCCGCGAACAAGGATCAGACGGACGATATCACCATTAATGCGTATGGTTTTGACACAAACCAGACAAAGGTGATCCGTCTGCTGACCAGCATCGAGGGATACGAGAGTGTCACGGAGAATGCATTCTTTGCGGCTCCGATCCTGACAGTGGCGGCGGCAAAGGCGCTGAAGCCCCAGCAGGCAGGCGGCTGATAACTTAACATAATATCGGAGGTTTTGCAGGTCATGACCAATATTAGTACATCGGGGGCGGATTATTCCGCTCCCGTTTTTCGGGATTTGAATGCGGATGACGTTTTCGGGATGATTCGGGTCTTGCGGAAGATCGGGCTCCCGAAGGTGACGGAACTGATGGCGGAAAGCTCGGCCCTGAGCTATGAGCCGCCCATGCGGATGGGCGAGGACGGCAAACCCGAACCGCTCCCCCGTGAGGAGTGGACGGAAGCACAGGAAAAAGCAGAGACGGATTACCTGATCGCGAATGACCAGTTTTCCGCCAAAGTAGTCGGGATTGTGTTTGACAACATCGCGGACTGTCAGGCGGAGGTGTACGCCCTGATCGCATCCGGTCTCGGGCGCTCCGTCTCGGACGTTGCCAAAATGTCCGCCATCGAGTTTCTCAAGGCGGTGGTGGCGTACTTTAGCCGCGAGGGATTTAGAGATTTTTTTACGGAAGCCTTACAGCTTGTTACGCAGAAGACGGCGACAAGCTGATAAACCACTGGTATCGGAAATATGCAGACCCGAACGGTCTCGTGCGCATCCATGCCAGATACGGCACGCTCGCGGAATTTGTGCGGGATAGCATCCGCGAAATGCGCGAGGAAAAGCAAATGATTAAGGAGTTCATGCGATGGCCGATGATCTGAAAAGGGTTGGTATAGCGTTTTCGGCGGAAGGTGCGGAAGACTTCAAGCGGTCGCTGAAGGAAATTTCGGCGGCTACGAAAGAGAACTACTCCGAGCTGAAACTAGCGCAGAGCCAGTATGATAAAAACACCACGACATCCCAGAAGCTCGCGGATAAGCAGAAGTATCTCGCGGGTCAGGCGGATGCCTACAAGGAAAAAATCAAAATCCTCAACAAACAGCTCGAGGAGATGGAGAAGGACGAAAACGCCGACCGGGTCGCCATCGAGAAGAAAAAGACGGAGATCAATCAGGCCCAGACGAAGCTGAACGGCTACGAGAAGTCGCTCGAAGACGTCACGAAGGAAATCGAGAACCACTCCGACAAGCTCGAGAAGTGGGGGCAGAACCTCGAGGACATCGGCGGCAAGATGAAGGGCTTCGGGGATAAGGCGCAGGCGGTCGGCAGTGCCCTGACCAAAGGCGTCACGGCTCCGATTGTCGGGATTGCAGGCGCATCCGTTGCGGCATGGAAAGAAGTCGACAACGCGATGGACATTATCACGACCAAGACGGGAGCGTCCGGTGCCGCACTCGAGGATATGCAGAGCCGCGCCAAGAACATCGCGCAGACCATCCCGACTGATTTTGAGACTGCCGCCAATGCGGTCGGCGAGGTCAATACCCGCTTCAAGCTGACCGGCGATGAACTCGAAGCGCTCTCGACTCAGTTCGTGCAGTTTGCGGAAGTGAACAATACGGATGTGTCGTCATCGGTCGACAACGTCAGCCAGACATTGCAGGCTTTCGGGCAGAGCACATCGGACGCGGGGAGCCTGCTTGACGCGATGACTAAGGTGTCGCAGGATACCGGCATCTCGGTCGATACGCTGTCGGGCCTGCTGTCCTCAAACGCGGCGGAATTGCAGGCAATGGGCTACAACGCCCAGAGCGCGGCGTCATTTCTGGGGCAGTGCGAGATGTCCGGAATGGATGTCAGCACCGCGATGGCCGGCATGAAAAAAGCCATGCAGAACGCCACGAAAGAGGGCGGCACACTGCAAGGCAAGCTGAAAGAGTTTGACGGCGTCATGAAGTCAAACAAATCCGAGACGGAGAAACTTCAGTACGCCTACGAGACTTTCGGGAAGAAGGGCGGCGCGGCCATCTACAACGCCGCAAAGAACGGCACACTCGACATCGCATCGCTCGGCGACTCGTTCAGCGAGTTTGGCGGAACGGTGGCGAACACTTACGAGGGCACGCTCGATCCGCTCGATCAGCTAACCACCATCCTTAATTCGCTCAAGGAATTAGGCGGCGAACTGGTCGAAGCGGCGGCTCCGCTCATTAAAGACGTCCTCGAAAAAGTGCGGGACATCGTCACCACGCTCAAGGAAAAGTGGGAAGCGCTCACTCCGCAACAGCAAGAGAGTATCGAGAAATTCGCGGCGCTCGCGGCGGTTATCGGGCCGGTGATCACGGTAATCGGGTCACTCGTTGGCAGTCTCGGAACGATCGTAAGCGGCATCGGCGGCGTACTTGGTGCGCTCGGTGTCGGCGGAGCTGCGGCGGGAGCCGGTGGAGCTGCGGCGGCTGGCGGCGGTCTTGTTGGAGCACTCGCGGCAGGCGGGCCGGTGATCCTCGCCATCATGGCGGTGATTGCGGTCATTGCGCTACTCGTAACGCATTGGGACGAGGTCAAGGAGGCGGTCGGCAAGTTTAAGGACGCGATCGTCAACGCTTGGAATAATATCAAAGAGAAGGCCGCAGAGATCTGGGGGAAGATCAAGGAAACCGTCTCGAATGCCGTCAAGGCGATCAAGGATACGGTTACGAACATCTTCAACGGGATCAAATCTTTCTTCTCAAACACTTGGAATAACATCAAGAGCGTGGCCTCGAAGGCTTGGAATGGAATTAAGAGTACACTCGGTAACGTCTGGAACGGCATAAAAACCACCGCACAGAACGCTTTCAATGGAGTCAAGAACACGATCGGCACGGCGTGGAATGGCGTGAAGTCCGTAACCAGCACGGCGGTCAACGCAGTTAAGAGCACGGCATCCTCCGCATGGAACACGCTGAAGTCGAACACTTCGGCGGCATTTTCCGGTATTAAATCCCTGATCACCGGCGACATGGACGGAGTCAAGCGTTCCATTGGGACGATTCTGGGCAATATTAACAGCACGATCAACACGGCGTGGGGCAACCTCAAGAGCGTCACATCCGCCGCGTTTACCGCTGTGAAAAACACCGCCTCCGCCGCATGGAATGGCATTTACAACACGATGCCGGCCCCGATTCAGAAAGCCATGAATTTCATGAAAAATGCGGTGGGCAAGCTCAAGAACCTGTTTAAATTCAAGTGGAAGCTTCCCGACCTTCAGCTCCCGCACATCAGCATC